TCGATCATTTCGTCTATACTCATAGCTTCGTCAATCGTATCCTCGTTTTCAATCATTTCATCAATCATGCAGCCTATTTCGAATAGAGCATTCTTATCTGGTGATACCATAGGTAAGTCTAAAGGAACCTTCATTCCATTATAGTCTCCGTACTCTCCTATATCTGTTGTTTCTAAGAGTTTTTCATCTTCCTCGTTTAACGTAATGTAACCGTCTCTCCAAGCGTCTCTTGCTTCAGCAAATAATTGTATAAAGGCATCAGAGTTATAACGGTAGACATTCTCATGTAAAGAGAGATCATTGTCTACGTGGTACTGTAGTGATGGGTATCCGATAAGTTCTTTTATTCTAATCATTGTTAAAGTCTTTTCTATAAAATTTTCCTAGTATATTGTCATTAATATATTGATGACTATAAGTCTCTAGGACGTCTTTTATAAATAGGTGTTTACATTCATAATAGGTGAGAAGCTTTTTATTAGGTACTAAATCTAATATTTTCTTTTCAAAATCAGCTCTTAAGTCTTTAGAGTCTTTAACGAGCTGTTTAATCTTTGGATGAGATCCATAATAATCTTTCCAGTCAGATTCGGTAATGATCTTCTGTTTAAGAGGAGTTCGTCCTCCTATACCATTTGCTTTTCTTTCTTCTCTTAAAGCTTCTAAAGCTCTTTTTCCTAATCTTTTATTTCGTTCAAAAAACAATACTTTCTTGCCAAGGTACTTTAAACCTGAAGGTTTATGTAAAACCTCATAAATAAAGCCGTAAGTTCCTTCTGGGAAGTCTGATATATCGTTGAAGATCCTACCCTGGTATGTCCAGGTAGGGTTTGTCATTTCCATATAAATTGGTTTCTGTCGCTAGAGCTTTGACCTTAGCTCATCTATTTGCAACTGCTGCTCTTTAACAGCTTGTATTAATAACGCGACAATTTTTTCATAACGTACTGCCTTGTACCCGTTATCTCTATCGACTACTACTTCTGGCAGCACTTTTTCGATCTCTTGAGCAATAACACCAACATCGTGACCGCTATGCTCAGAATTAGTATTCCAATCAAATCCATATCCTCCTATTTGATTTATCTTATCTAATGCTCCTTCTATAGGAGTAATATTATCTTTTAATCTTTCATCTGATGAATAAAATGCAGTAATGTCTCCTGTTGCATTAACGGTTCCGTTGACTAGTAGAGTGCTACCGGTCATTGCTCCATTAATATTAAGACTTGATCCAGAAATTAAACCCGTTGAGTTTATAGTTAGTCCAGATACATTACTTGAAAATGAACCTGATGCTGCTTCTATGTCTCCAGAAAATATACCTTTAGTAGCTTTTACTTCACCTGTTACGCCTGTAGGAGCTGTTCCTATACCGATACAGTGTGCCTGTAAGTGACTTGTAAACTTAGATGTACCTATACCGTTTATATTTAATAAACTACCTGAGATATCTTTAGTTACGTTTATTCCTACACTTCCTGATATGACTCCTGTGCCGAGTGTATCAGTAATGTTATATGATCTTAAATCTAATGCTCCTGCTAATTCAGGAGTAGGATCCTCAGATAAATTATTTATTCCTGACGCTATAGCTGATGCAAGTGAAGATGATACATCGGCGAACCCGGGTATAGCTAGGTTATTGCTTAGACTAACTGAGCCTGTAAATTGATGTGCGTCTGTAGATTGGTCTCCAAATATATTAGAACCAGAAGAAAATACTACTGATGAGCTGATAATTTGGGTATAAAGTGTTGAAGCTGATACTATACCTAGGTTTACGTTTTGATTCTCTAATAATGCAACAGCTTGAGTTGATTGAGAAACTATCCCTGCTCCTAAAGATTGTATTTGTGCATTTGATAAAGTAGATGAGCCGGATATTTCAGCTGCAATTTGAGCTGATGATGATAATATTCCTGCTCCTAGGTTAGCTATGCCTAAGGATGATGACAAGATACCTGCTCCTAAACCTGCTATCTGAGTACTACTTGAAATAATACCGCTAGATTCTAGAGTAGTTATTCTAGTATTATGACCTGATAAAGATCCTGAAACAGAATTCCAGTCATCTAATTTTATATCTGATCCTGTAATAGAAGTACTAACATCTACGGTACCTATAACAAGCATACTTCCAGTAAACACGTGAGTATCGTCTGCTGAATCACCAAATTTAGTAGATCCTGATTCAAATATAATAGATGATGATACTACCTCTGAATGAAATCTTTCAGCCGTTACTACTCCGCCTACTGTTAAGTTTCCGGTAATGTTTTGTGAACCTGTTATCCTAAGTATGTCTGTTCCAAAATCGTAAGTAAAGTTAGATGAACCAGTAACTGTAGCTTCAGAGCCTGTTAAAGCACTTCCTGATTTTACCTGTATTGATAGTGCAGGACCTTTACCTACATTTACAGGCATAGTAAATGAGTCATCAAGTGACTTTGATTTAAATAATGTAATACTAAAGTCTGAGTGTGAAGCAGAGTAATAAAACTCTCTAAAGTTAGTATCTAGCTCTGCATGAGTTAATGCTGCTCCTTTATCTCCTCTTAATGTAATTGCCATTATAATTTACTTTTAAGGTCCTTTATTTCTTCTTTTAGTTCTTTAACTGCTTCGACTAAGTAAGGAATAACACCGCTGTAGTTAATACCAAGATAGCCATTTTTGTCTTCGGAAACAACTTCTGGTATTACTTCTTGTACTTCCTGAGCTATAAATCCTGCTTCCAATTCAGAGTTACCTGTAAGGTTATAATTTACTCCTCTTAAGTCTTTAACTTTATCTAGTGCAAAAGGTATTGGTTCTATATTTTCTTTTAGTCTTTTATCGGAACCCTGTATTACTGTTCCTGATGCTTTTATACTTCCTGAGACTTCTAATTGATACGTTATAGGGATATCAGTAGACTCATTTAGATTTATACCTACCTTACTACCGCTAACTATAAATCCAGATACTGAGCTAAGAGCTGAACTACCTGTAAAGAATGCAACTCTCATATCTGATCCTGCTGTTCCAATGCCTTTAGTCAAGGGAATATCGTGAGCAGTTCTGTTTATATTTGCAGCTGTACTACCGCTGTAATGTAGTCTTAAAGTCTGACCGTTATTCTGTAATGAGCTTGAATAAAATAAGGTTCCGAAATTCGAATCCATTTCAGCATAAGTTAATGCTTGTCCTTTTTCTGCTCTAAAATTTATTAATGGCATTATATATCTAATTTAACTACAAATGTTGTTTCTATACTATCGCTTTTCGGAATAGGTCTATTAGTTTTTGCAACTGCTAAAAGTTCGTTAGAACTATTATATAAACCTACTGATGTAATATACGGGTTAAAACTACTGCCCGTAACATTATTTTGTAAAATTCCATTCGAACCACTCGTTGCTGAAGGGTTCAATGTAAAATTCATTTCCGAATCTTTAATTCTACAGTATACATTATATGTATAAATAGGTTGGTTTGATTTCCATCGCAAGTGGTGTCTATTATAAGTACTATAATATCTAGCAATAATAGGATCAGTAATCATTATAAGACCCTGATTGTAGTTTATATCTCCTACAATTCTTAAAGGGTTAGTAAAAGTAGCTAGAGCTCCTGATATAACTAATCTTCCTTCTCCATCGTCTACTATTTCAATTCTCTGTTGATCTTGATCTATATCTACGTATCCACCTTCTAGTGACTCTGATATGTAAGAGCTTTCAGATACAATATAGTCTTCGGTGTTGATAGGATTACTTCCGTATTGAAAATGAGGTCTTTCAAAATAACTATTATCACCTGTAAAAGAATCTATTGAATAACCATCTGAAGCGTAGAAATCACTTATTTCTGCTTCCGGTTTTAATACAAAAGTTTTAGGCTCTATACCTACTCCATATACTTTTCTGGGTAGGTTAATAACAGCTACCTCATTCTGGAGTCTTCTTGATCCTGATAATGATAATGTTGATTGAAGGTTTAACTCTCTAGAACCACTATACTGTTGATCAGAAAAACTATCTCTAAAAAATAAGTGATCAGCACTATTAAATACTAGACTTTGATACTGTCCTTTGTATTTATCATGTGGGTATGAGTACGCAGCTATACTACTACTTAGTCCTCTTAGTGTGTGTATGTTGTACGAACCTGTAGCGCTACCGCTAACATCCCATTGTTTGCGTGCTAAATAGTCTTTTACAAAGACGTCTTGTGCATTGAGTTGTTTGAATGCGCTCATTCATTAATAATCAAGTTTGATTCGTATTAACGATTCTTTAGTAAAGTCTTTTAATAAAGGTCTAGAAAGTTTAGCAACTGCTAAAAGATCATTATTGTCGTTATATAAACCAACGGTTGTCATATAAGATTGAGGAGTATTAATCATTACGTTATGAATTAATTCACCTGATCCTGTTATAATAGATGGGTTAGTAGAATAGTTAAACTCTGAGTTTCTAGCTCTAACAAATATAAAGTTAGATGAAATAGTCTCTTCTGATTGTAATCTAAAGTTACTTCCATGGTTTAACAGTTCGTAAAAACTAGCTAGGTTATTATTACCGAGAGCATTATTACCTCTACTACTAGTATAAGCTAATCCTCCGCTGGCGATAGGAGCAGCTAATGCATTTCCGTTTATTAAAAGAACTCCAATGTCTGGTAATAGTTTACCATATGAACCTGAGTTGGATGTATATCCGTTTGATTGTACTTTGCCGGTAGCTAAGGTACCTATAGAACCTGTTATCAATTCAAAGACTCTTCCTGAATCAGTAAATGAAGTAGTACTAACTACTTTGCTATTGTCAGTAAGTCTTAATACGTTTGTACTCCCAGATATATTTAGTTTTAGATCTAGAGTACCTGGTAGAAGCTTTTCTTTATATCTAGCTCTATCTACATTTATAGCGTAAAAATGGTCTGAGTTTACTTCACCGAAAGTAAAATCTGTATTTTCATCTCCTAAAACTAAATTTCTATATTGTCCAAATACAGTTGAAGAAGGAGCTTTGCCTTGTACATTAGAGTTAAAAAGAAGAGATCCTGATCCTAGTTTGTCAGCATATGCTACGCTAAATTGAACTCTAGCTCCAGTTAGATTAGAAGCTGTTTGGTAGATATCGTAATAATAATCTCCGGAGGCACCTCCAGTTTGGGTTGATGATGTAAAGAAAGTAGTTAATGTAGTGGAATCTCCTGACCATATAGGTGAGGTAATCGATTCTGCACTTACTACTACGTCTTCCGGATCAAATCTTTTATATGACATAATTAGTTAGATTTAGTAATTGTTACGGGTATTGTAAGTCTAGCTCCAGAATCTCTACCTATTACTGTTACAGTAGTCCTAAGTTGTGTTCTAGTACCAAATAAAGTGTTTACTGATGTTGCAGTAAGGTTAATAGAAGTACCAATTACAGTCTTGGATACGTTTGTACCAATCGTAGTAGCAGTATTTAATGATTCAGCTTCGTCTGTATTTACTCCTACTCCTGTAAAAGAGTTTAGTACTCTTACATCAGCAAGAGTTGCTGTGTACCCAGAAGATTCAAACAAAGAAGTAGCTCCTAAGTAATTTAGAGTTTGAGGAGTAATAGCTACTGAAGCTCCTTGTTTAAGTGAAATAGATGCAAACCCTAAATCTAGTACAGGTAGTTTTGAGGTACCTCTAGGTAGAGTTGTAAGTTTATATTTCATTATTTGATTCTCATCTGGAAATGCTTCTACTAAAGGTAGATTTTCTATAGCTTCTCCATAGAGAGCAGACCCGGATGGGTGTTCTGGATTGTATAAGGTATAGTCGATCTCATCATCTGCTAAAGCAAATTGAGTAATCTTAAAAGAGCCATCGCCCTTGGCTAGCAGCTCTCTACCTTTCTTTGTAAGGATTGCGTCTACTGTTACAACTGAATTATCTAAATATCCCATGTTATACTCTATTTTATATAAATATATGAAAAAATTGTTTTATAGTATACTTGTTACGATACCATTTTCGTCTGCAAGATATACTTCGTCTTTTTGTATCGAATAGACTTTAACGTCTGGTACTCTGACGATTGCCTTTCCTTCTTCTTTAAACAGTATATTAGAACTTGAAGGAAATTGTTGAAATTCGAAACTACTTCCTGTTGCTATTCTTTTACTGTTGAATCTCACCTCTACTACATTTCTATCAGCTATATTTCTAATAGTAGTTGTATCTGCATCAGTAGGGTGTATACTAGCCTCGAATACCACTAATCCTAATGCTGGATCGTTTCCTGATATACTTCCGCTAGTTGTTTTACTTCCTTCATACCTAGCATTTATAATACCTGCTTTAGTATATGAACAGTCTTGTATCTGTGCTGGTTGTGCTGTTAAACTTGTTATAGCGTCTAGATTAGTAGGTATAAACTGACTGGAGTTTCTATCTACAACCATAGCAACAGAGTTTAGCTTAAGTGCATCAGAGTTTCCTTGTCTAGGATTATTATCACTATTAAAGAAATTGTTAGTTAAAAAAGGAGTAAATACTAACTCTGAGGATAGCTCTCTAGGATTACCTGCAGAGTCTTCAGAGGCAGTTGCATTTAATTGTAAATCTTGAACAGTTATATAGAAGTGAGTACCTCGGTTCGTTCTATTTACTATTGTAGTAGTATAAGTAGAGCCGGCATAATCAAAAGTAAGTTTATCTACTTCTTTTAAAGCATTTCCTATAGCTGTTCCTTCTATTGACTTTAAAGGTACTGACATACCCTTTAGTATATAAGGAGGTATATTAATAGATGCTGATACACTACTAGATATAAGTAAATTAATATTACCTTTATCTGCTCCATAATTAGAAAAAGCAGAAGGATTAAGATTTTTAAATTCGTCTATAGTAGGCATATTATATTATTTTAATTAAATCTAGCATAGTATACATTACCGTGAACTGATTCGTCTAACCTATCTACAGTCAGAGTACTAGATGTTGTTATTAAGCTTCCTGCTCCTGAAGAGCCTGTATACCAACCATTAAAAGTATATGGATAAGTAGCTGTAGCTTGCAGAGTAAAGAATTCAAAAGTATCATAATCATGTACTAATCCTAAACTACCAGTAGCTCCGATTACGGAAGGATAAGTTTGGGTTATGTCTCCTGAACCAGTTCCTGCAGAAAGTATTCTATAGTAGTCTCCTAAATATTCTGCTTTTAGGGAAATTGTACAAGAAGGCGGAATAGGGTCAGATTGAAATAAAGCAGTCAGGTCCATTGTAATCAACGGCTGTGCTGATTTTTTTAAGTTATTACTTTTATTTAGTTCGCCATCTTGAACTATTAAAAAAGACCCACTAAACTCTCCAGTTATTCTTATCTCTTCTCCTGTAACATCTCTCTTTACTCTTCCTAAGGGAGATACTATTGATGATGAATAGTCAGTTGTATATGTCTGTTTTGCAGCATAAGGAAATGATCCTCCATCGCTTCCTGTTACGGTAGATATAGATATACTACTAGAGTATATGTCATTAGTAAATGACACAGATGGAGCAGTTATTTTACTTCTATTAAGTACGTGAGGTTCTATTATTAACCCTGTAGCAGTAACAGTTCTTGCAGGAAGAAAATCTTTTATTTGCTTAAAAAGAGAGTTGTCGAAAAATTTCAACAATCTAATAAACCCATTGGGTGAACGATTAAATGCTAAATCGTCATTCCAGTTAAAATTAGAATCCTCCCAAGCAGAGGTCATATCCTCCCAAGTAATGTCTTCTTCTAAAATCTTTTTAGATACTATATTTAAACTATCATAGTTAGCATCCGACTCAATTCTAGGGTCTCCTATGTAGTCATCTATATTAAAAGAACCAGTAGTTCTGTTTCGTATTACCTTATTAGTATCACTATTAATATTAAAACCAACATGAACTTCATGTGAGTCGTTACTATAGGTACTATTTTTATTTACGACAGAAGAAAAAGCGGACAATGCACTTCCTGTTACAATACTACCTGTATTGTCTAATCTTATAGCTACTTTAGATTGAGATAAAAAAGGAGTAGGTCCAAAGAAATCATCAGTTCCGGGCTTGACTCCGGGTGAGGTCCTAATATCTAAAATATTGTCGGGTATACCGTAACAGTTAATAAGAGCTCTTAATCCTCTTTGAGTTCCTTTGGTCTTAATAAGGAAAGGAAGGTTATGATATATCCTCTTGTATACTTCTTTCTGGTATGAGTCTTTAGGTATAGGCTGTAAATGACTATTACTGCCAGAAGCTGCTACTACAGTACTGGTAATATATTCACTACCTGTATTATACGCTTCTCCTAAATATGAACTAAATAAGTTTTCTAATGAAGCATTACTATCATATAACTTTATTCCAAAGCTTTCTATAGCATCTTTAACTAAGTCTTTAGAAACTCCAAAATTTAATCTGTTATCAGCATCATACTTATCAGATACAGCTTTAAAATAGATCCATAAATTGTCAAAGTGTTGAGCAATCATATGAACAAACATAAGATAAGGTTCGTTATTAGAATCCTCTCTTATATAAGTCGGTATTGTGTTAGTAAGTAAATCAAAGTTACTTACATCATAATTAGATGCACTATTTAATTGTTTGCTGTACCAGGATACAGACTCACTAGTAGTTGATTTTTGAGTCGAATAAGGTCTTGTAGAAGTAAGCTTTGGCCATGAATAGGAACTACTTTCATAATAAAGATATCTATCGTAGTGGTCAAAGTTATTTACAACTCCTTGAATAAGGTTGTCGTAGTAAGATGTACTACCGGATATACCTGGAAGGTTTAATCCTGATAAAGATGCTGAATAGCTTGAATCTTCATAGGAATGAAGTAAATCTAATTTATATTTAAAGTTTCTTAATCTTTCTTCAGCTGAACTAAAATGTATAAAGTCTTTATAGTCAGTATGATCTATAGCTATTTGAGCGCTTTTTTCGTTAAAAAGAGAATATAGCTCGTAATAGCTGCTACTAACAGGATAGCTAAAGAGTTCGTTATAATTAAGAAACTCTGTAGTATTAGTTAATTTATCGTTTACCTCTATAGAAAAATTAGGACCTTTGAGTCTTTTAAGTTTTTCTTTTTCTTGAACTACTTCAGATATACATTCAAAGACTTGAGGATTAGATATCTCTTCTAGAACATTTACTAGTGTATTAACGTTTATATTAGAAGGTAGAGCTGAGTTAAGCTTTACTATAACAGAGTTATTTTCGGCTTTTATATTCAATAAGTTTATAAAAGTTTCTCCAGCTACTAAATAAAACTCATTAAACGTATTAGATTTTGCTATCTCTTTACTATAAGAACTAGCATAGCTATTTATTTCTTCGTCAGTTAAGTCTTTAGATAATAATTTAAGTTCTTTTCTGTCTGGGGATATTTGCTTTACAAATAAGTTGCCACCAGTTTTGCCTGCTGTAAAAAGATTATCTAAAAATCTATATTTAAGAATTAAATCAGAACCTTCAAGACTGTTTGATTTTATATCTTTAACAGGATCTACAGTTACTACTGATGCTCCTGATGCTCCAGCACTTTGTGCGTTACTAAGTAGAGAGTAGTCGGTAAAGTCTGTATCTATAACAACAGGAATATTATCTAAAGAGCAAATTTCTAATCTTACAAAATTTTTATTGCTTGTAAATTTACTGTTTATTTCAAATGAATCAACTACTTTACTTTGATTATTATCAAGTAAATTTTCAGGGTAGATAGAACCAGAAGTTATTTGCGTTATGTCGTATCTAATTTTGTTCACTTGCTAATCTTGTGTTTAGATCAATTATAATTTGTTGCTGGTTAAGTAGTTCTCTTCTTAGTGTTGCTATTTCATCTAAAAGAGGCTGTATATCTTCTGTAGTTCTATCATAATCTGCTAATTCAGAACTTTTTTTAATAAGGTAAGCATGAGAACCGCTATCGCCTTCTATAGGTATTTCATAATATAAACTGTCGTAGGCAGTAAAAAATTCGTCTACAGTTAGTTCTTCTTCAGCTGTATCAACAGGTGCAAAGAAATTAAAATTTCTATCTACTACCTTATCTAACTGTTCTTTATTAAGAACTTTATTTTTTATTTGTATATTTTTAGCCATTACTTACTACCTTAAAAATATTTTTGTTATCTAAAACTACAGTACTATTATCTATAGTAGTTTTAATTAACAATCTATAGTGTCTTTCTGGTTGAAATGAATTCATATAGACGTCAAAATAGCTTCCGTTATCATCTGCTGAAATCTTAGTATAGTTAGAATCAAAGTCAACTATCATTTCGTTGCTAAATTCATCCTTTATACCCCAATAAGACTCTTCTGGTAGTTTGTATTTGGTTAAATAAATAGAAGATGTAGTGAATGTTCTTGTAGGATATTTAGGTCTTGCAGCTATCTTGAATCTTACTTGATCTGAATCTATATACTTTTCTTTATGATTAGATATAGTTACTGTAGTAGTATCAGATGATACTTCAGTTAGTGAGCTGCTGTAATTAGAATCATTCCATTTAAACTCTAGGTATGGAGGAAAAATAGTATTAGAGTTTTTTCCAAAATAGTTAAGTTTAATACTTGAAGATAAATAATTTTCGTATGTATCTTCTAATTTAAGTAAAAATCCATTATTAGTTAAAGTGCTTCCGTTTATGGCTGAAATTGCTGAGGTTAGATCTATATTTAGATCGTAGTCTGAATTTACTGTAAATGATTGTGATCCCGTATTAGTATTTAAAAAATCACATCCTAGGCTACTCCATTCAGTTGTTCCTGCATCTTTATATTTCCAAGACGCTCCCGTTCTATTTATTGGACTATCACTTGATTTTCCAGTTCCTTCTATCCATGAAGATGATACTGGGTGAGCTTTTATAGTAAAGGAAGCAGGTATTTCAGTAGCATTTGCTAAATATAAATTAAGACTAGCAGAATATGAACCAGATACTTTACCACTTATTGTACTAGTTATGTCGTCTGTATTAAATTGTATAAGAGACCTATTAGATCGACCGATCGCACTATCGGTAGGGTCAGGAAATCCACCTATTTCAATTATTTCATCCTTACCTGCGTTAGGGTAAAGCCCAGCAGTATTAGGTTTGCTGGTTACAAACGTATCTTTTTCTGGAAATATTCTATATATGGCCATCTTATAATGTTATTACTCTTCCTTCAATATCTTGATTAGGGTACTTAACTTCAAATATGCTTGGATCGTATGAAGGATACACTACATTATCTTTAGTAGCTCCTTTAGAATCGTATTCATATTCAGAATAATTACCTCCTGCTAAGTTTGTAACTTCTACGGTTTTAACTGTCTGTACGCCTTTTACTCTATCGAGTAGTGTATATAGTTCAGATAGGTTTATAGGCTGGTTAATAGCCCATTTTGTAATATCAAAGTAGCTTTTAAGAACTGTGTTACAATTAAGTAATACGTCTCTACTGTTGTAGTTAGGTAGAGTTACTATTTCGAATTTTACTTTAATATTAATTACAAACGCATCTAATATATTTATACTGTCTGTAATCATTTTGTATAGAGACAAATACTCTCTAAGGTTGTTCTTTAAACTAGTAGATGCTTTAGTTAGCTTTTTTTCGTTGTCATACCCTAGTACGTACAGGTTTAAATCTAAAGGATTATTAGTCTGTAAGAATTTTTTATTATCTTGAGTAGCTTGTGATGTAAAGCTTTTAGCTATTGATCCGAATTGGGACGGTAACGATAAAGACCTTACGGTATAGTCGTCTAAGGTAACAGCTCTTTTCTGTTCTGAAAAAGCTTTTAAAGAATTTTGTCTTAGCTCTTCTACTGTATCACCGTCTTTCCCTCCTGTAGCGGGGTTGTTATTAGAAAAAGTAAGAGTACCTTGATAAGTATTATCAGTAGTTGTAATAGTTACTGCTTTCTGATTAGTTATAGAATTAGCAGGTACATTTGATTCTATACCTCCTCCTTTTAAATATTTTATAGTTAAGGTTGTGTTAGAGGGTGCTAATCCGTACGTTCTACTAAATAAAAAGTTAGATGGATCATATGCAATATCCAGGCTATTAGCAACAAGTGTATTAGCAGGCTGTAGGTTTTCTGGTGAAGGTAAGAACTCTGTATCTGATAATTCAGATATACCTGCTCCAAATTGTATTTGAAGTACATTCTTTGATGTAAATCTACTAACGAATCTTCTAGATACTTTCTGTAATACTAACGTTTTAGGAGCTTGGCTACTATCTCCTGCTGTATTAGTTTCTTCTTTAATAACTGTATCTTGAGCAAGAAAAGGTACTTCTGTCCATTCATTACCTTCTGAGTCGGTTATATTCAAAATACCTATAATATTGTCATCATCTAACTCTATAGTTTTGAACTTTTCTGCTACCGTAAAGTTTTTTGTAGTAGTTTCGATAGTTCCAGAAGACCCTTTAACTTTTTTAGTAAGCAGGTATTCAGCTGGATTACCTCCATCAGTAGAATATACTGTTATCTCTGTTGGATCGTAGGAGCTAGAAAAATTAAAATCTACTTCTTTATTAGTAAGAAAGTTAGCGTTGCCTGCTGCTGTACTAGCAATAGAGGCGTTAGTCTGTACTTTTATTGCTTGGTCCCAGTTAGGAGTGTAGTTAGGTGCTACTGCAGCTACTCTTTGAGTAACTTCTAGTTCAGTTTCTGCTACTGATGTTGCTCTAGGACTATACCCCATCATGTACGCTAAAGAGTATAGGTTAGCAGGATTCTGGGCATGCTGTAAAAATGTCTCTTGTAGCTGTGTATCTTGGTAAAAAGATAGTACGTCTCCTACGTAGGCAGCCATTTCTATGAACATCATACCCGGGGATGTAGGAGAAAAGTCATTATAAGCATCAGGAAAGTAGTTCTTAGCGTACTCTACTAATGACTCTTTTAAGTCAGTAAACTCTCTGTTTATATATTTTATGTCTTTCTCCGTTGCCATTATGTTAAGAAGTTTATTACTACCTCATCTTCAATGTTAGTATTATTAATTTTATATTTTAAACTAAACTGCACTGTATTGCTATCAGCATCACCTACAGTTTTAACTTCTACAGGTTGAACTTTAGGAAAGAATATTCTTAAATCTTCTCTTATTAAAGCGTCAATCTGCTCTACTTTATCTTTAGTTAAGTTATCAAACAATAAAGTTTGTAACTGATTACCAAAGTCAGGGTTAAGGTACCTTTCTCCTCTATTAGTTAAAAAGTAATTTATTAAGTTAGTTTTAATAGCATCTTTAGTTTGAAAGGTAGAATTGAATACAGCTTTGCCAGAAAAAGGTAGGCTTACACCTACTGCCTTTCTAGGCTGTAAATCAATCGGGTCTATCTTTCTTACGTTAAATGCCATTTTAACTTAAAGTATTAGATGATTTCTTATTTGCAAGGTCATAAATTCCTTTTGCTTTTTTTACAAAATCTAATTTGCTAATATCTATACCGGGCATAGGCCCTTGATTTTCCTTAGCCATTTGAGTAGACATCATAGAGGCAAAATTTGGCTTTTGAACTCCTGAGCCACCGATAATGTCAGAGGCTTCTGATGGACTTAAAGAGGATCTAGTGTCCTGAAGCATTTCATCTAATGTAGCTGCACGGCCAGAAGACCACCTTTTAGGTTGTCCCTTAGGAACTTCTGAATAGGTTTGAGATATTGGTTTAGTTGGAGTACTTGCAATTTTAACTGCTTCTGTTAACACTTCTTGTAACTCCTCCCTAATTGCTGCTCTTACTTCTTCTCGTATTACTTTACGTAGTTGATCCAGTTTCATATATATAAATAGTTTAATTATGGAAGTTGATTATCGATTCTAAATTTTATTTCATCTAAAAGTACTTTTGTTGAAGAACTAAAAGACAACTCTCCTTTTATTACTGCAATTCCTCTTACATTTCTAGCTAATGCAAATCTTCTAGGAGCTATACTAGAGTCTTCAGGCACTGATTGAATTTCTAGCTTATAAATAGTTCCGTCAGGTCCTATATGTGAGAAGATATCAGAGGACTGCTCTATCGGAGTAGGTGTACGAAATATATCTAAAGATTCTCTTAATTTACTCTGTAGGTCTTTATCTGATATACCTTTTATATTATCTCCTAATTCTTTTACTTGTCTGTTAAAAGCATCTTGATTATCTTCACCTAACCTAGATACTGCTTCTTCTGGTGTAATATTTAATTCAGATGCAATTTGTGATACAGATCTGCTATCTTTTTCTAGTCCATTAGATAAGAGGTCTTTACTAAGATTGCGGAATACTGAATTGCCGTCTTTATCTAGTAAGTCTAAATCTCTTTGCTCTTCTTCTGAAAGTCTCTCGTTTATTTCTTTTTCTATTTCACAAGCTTTAAGCGAAAACTGTATCTTTTTCATAGCTCTATCAATACTCTTGAGCTGAAAATCATCAACAGATACAATATGTGATATACCGTCTATATCGTCAGATAGTTGCTTTATAAACTCCTTTACTAAGTGCATTGTATCTGCGTACTTAGTTGTAATGTTTACAGGTAGACCTAATATTAATCCCCCTGCAGGTCCTGGTGGGATACCTATTCCTTGGGGTAGAGGTATAGATAAAATAATTTTTAATGCTGCTTTTAGTCCGCTTATTGGGGGTTTAAGTGTTCTAGGTATTCTTCTAAACTTAGATATTCTACTATTAATAGAATTAAGACTACTTTGGATACCCTCTAGCTGTCTTCTTTTTCTTGATAAACCAGATGGACATCCTTGAGATCTAAACTGTGACTCTAGAGTACCTAGCTTAATTAATACTTTACCTGTAATATCTCCTTGTATTTTTCCTATTTGCTTTGCTATTACTGCTGTCAGCTTGCTCTCTGGTATATTAACGTATGGCATTATAATTTATCTATAAACACTTTTCTAGAGTGTAAGTTCTTAAGTAATTGTTTTAATGCTGGTAACTGAGCTTGCATCTTAACTCCTTCTTTTAACAGTCCTGCTATATATGTGGGTGGGGAAGGTGGTGTAGTAGCCATTGTTTTTGCTAACCCTTCTAGTAGAGATACTAAATCATCAAGCCATACAGTAGTTGTTTCACCTTTTAAAGCAGGTTCATCTTCGTCAAATGCACCAGTACCTAAGTATATTTTTTTACTATCCATTCCAATGTAATCATCAGAATCTATTCCTATTACCTTTGCATTAAGCCCTATAGACTCTTTAGCAGATATAAAAGCTCCTTCATCTCTTGCATTAAAGTATAATCTTCCTGAGTTAATCAATACTTGGGCTCCTTTAAATGTGTCTGCTTTTTCTGGTTCTTCCTCGAAACCATCTCTTTTTTCGTGAGCTTGCTCTAATTCTATAGTATGGTCTGATGTCATATATAGAGAAGAGTCATCGTCATTAATGTCCTCTGTTACTAGTTCAAAAGCATCTCCTGCTTCTGCTTGACCATTTCTTAATAAAGTAAAAGGCTTACCATTATTAGAGTCGTCTGTTATTTCGTTTAGGTCATGTTTAGTTCCTCCAAATCGTAAAGTATTACCATGTCTTCCTTCTACTGTTACATCCCCTGCAAACAGCTGTAGGTTGTTAATCTTATCTGATTCTTCAAAATCTTCTCCTAAATCAGCTTGTGATTCTTGATCTTGAAATTGTAAAGTATCTGGGTATGCATTATGGTGTACATGGTTCCATATAGGTATTATTTTAGTCCAGTATAGTTTACTACTGTTAGCTATTGTTCTTTCAGTAGCAGGTTGAGATACTAATTCTACTACTTCACCTTTCAGAGGTATTTGTTTAAAGTTATTTCCGCTATAATAAGCAAACTTTAAATCTTCCTCTACATCTTCTGTTTTAGGTGTATTTAAATTTCTAAAGAATACTCCATTAATAGAGTTTGATTCTCCATACTGTTGGTATTCAGGATGATCTGCGCTTTGTATAACGTCTACAACTCTTCCGTAGTATTTACCAGAGGTACCAGAGGAACCTCCTCCACCACTATTACCTCCACCCGCACTTGGTCCTAAGTTATATGCCATCTTCTTCTTCAGTTTTATCCTCTACCTCATTGACAGTTTGCTCAGACTCCTCTAAAAGGTCTTGTAATTCTGAGAAATCAAACATTTCTCCTCCATCACCTTTAGATTGTGCTGATTCTATTCTTTGAATAATAGTTGCTAACTTAATTAAAGCTTCATCATTTTTAACACCTATCTCCATGTATTCCTTAATCATAGGTACAATAAGAGTAGCATCTCCAATGTTTTCTATAAGAGGTTTTAACTCTCCTATTAGTCCTTTAACTTGAGCTCTAGTTGTAGTAGAGTTGTCGTGGATTTCACTGAAGAGATCAGATAGAGTTTTTCCGTTAAATATTTCTTTATCTAAACTCATGTTACTTTATTAATAAATAGAGTTACAAAGGATTATTGCTAATAAGACCTAAATCATACAAGTGTTGGTGTTTATCTCTAAAGTCTTCTTTAAGTACATTAAGTACCTTTGTCAGGTACGGTGTATCACAATCAGTCATCTCTCTAATGTAAATGTAAAGAGCTTTCTTTTTGAAAATTTGAATATCTTGTCTAGTCTTAAAAATAGTTAAAACAGCATCTGCTATCTTTAATTCGTTAGGTTTATCAAATAGTATTTCTAACTTATCGTCCGTTTCCTCTACCCAAGTATCTATAAATTGTGCTAAAGTAACTTGATCTGAGGTATTAGTCTCAAATGCAGATGTATAAGAAAAATCTTTCTCTTCAAAAGATCCTATTTGTTTAAGTCGTTTATAGTTCTTATTATTGTAATTAATTAACCAACGCTTTACTATAGTACCGAAATATGAATATGCTTTTGCTCCATTAGTAGGATCAAACTTCATTATCTTTTCTTCTAGTAAAACTGATACTATTTCATGTTTTAAATCTTCTATCTGATCTACATCAGTATAGTAAAACTTAAAAGTATGAATAATATTTTCAGCTAATTTATAAAAAGGTAAGTAAATATGATCTGTGAAAACTTTATTTCTGTAATCTGGATCTGTAGAGGTATTATACTTAACTATGTAATCTTCTGTTTCTTTTGTAAAGTAGTTAGCTTTGCTCTTCTTTCGTGCCATAATTTTGGGGTAGCATATACCTGTCTAGTTCTTCTTGAACCTTCTGCATGTGACTAAAAAACTCCCCAACTTCGTCATCACTCTGAAAAATGCCTCTGGCATCTAAACTATCTAAGTATTTCTTACTTTCTGTTATTGTATTAGAAATGTTTTGTAAATATTGAACTTGGTCTTGAACTACGTCTTCGTAATTCTCAACTTTTCGTATTAAATTATATACAGCATAACTTAATATAATAATAAAGATAGAACTTAAAATTAAAAAGGCAACTAAAATATCCATTATTTTATAAATTTTTTAAAATATTATTAAGACCTTCTGAAGATTTTACTGATCTTCCTGTAGAACTAGTAGTTTTAGGTCTTTTCGGCTTAGAAGTACCGCCGTTAGCTTTCCACATATCATACTCTACCTTAGAGGCTAAGAAGTCCGCACTGTGCATTACTGAGATGATAGATGTTTTCTGTCTAGAAGATTCAACATTACTAAAAAAGTATGCTTCATTTGCTTTATCAAATACACCGTCATGAAGTCTGATAGCTAAAAACTCTTTCTGACTAACTTTTATACCGAAGTTTTGTAAAATAAATAAAGAACGGTCTGGAATAAGCATAAAATCTAGATCAGGATTAAATGTATACATCTCTGATAGTTTATCTTGACGCCATTTATCAGTCTGAGGTAAGTAATTAGCTTTTACTCCATCCCCTATCTTACCTAGGTCATGGAATAAAGCGGCAAAGACAAGCTCTTCATTGGTGTAATCTATTGTTCCACCCATCTCTTGATATAACCTCGACTGCTTTACCGCATATTCCACAACTCTGTTAACATGATCGACATATCCACCTGCGAATGCATTATGATACCACGATCTACCACTAGCAGGAGCCATAACATAATTCTCCCCTAAACTGTCTAACATAGCAAGTACATTATCTTTCCTGTCGGTAATGTACGTATCAACAATTTTCTTATGTTTTTCGAAATTTTTTAGTATATCTTCTGCTTGTAACATATAATTTTATAAGTTTATATATATTTATATATTTTATTATTAATATTTAATTATAATATTATTAATTATACTATCTTATATATAATATATTTTTAATATAATAATAAAAAACCGTAAAGGCAACTATTCAACAATAAATTTTAAAGAAAATTCCTGTAAGGCGTATTCATTACCACCATCCCAATATATATCACCTTGTACTAGTATAGTATCTCCTACCATTTCATTAGTAATAGGACCAATAATTTTCTTAGAATAGTAGGTATTACCTTTTTCCCCTAAGTAGATAAATCCTCCACTTGTAAGTTCACTGTAAAAAGTAGCTTCTATAACTGACTGTTCGTTATAATGATAAAAAGGAGTAGTACCGTTAGCGTAGATATGAACATCGAATCTAGCTTTATCTGGAGATATAATAAAATATCCGTTAGTATCTTGAGCTAGATCTACTTCAATAGTAGCATTACAACCTCCATAACAAAGAGGGGGTAGAGAGTCTTCTTTAGAGCAAGAAGTAAAGAAAAAAGCTAAACTTAGTAGGAATACAAAAAATAAATTAATATAACTAGTATCTCCATCCTCTCTATAAGCTCTAAAAAGAGTGATTAAGAATATAACTATTGGGAACGTAACCGCAAAAGCAAGTAAAAAATGTAATAATAACATAACCTTTATTTTAAATTAGACTTAAATATAAGAAGAATATATCGGGGAGGCAACTTTTTTTATAAAAAGCTTTAGCTCGCCGCGCAAAACGCGCAAAGCGCACCGCGATTTATTCGTAATTTTCTTCTATGGACTCCATCTTATAAGGATCTCCTAAACGCTTAACAACGGATTTAGCTTCTTGGACAGAGATATTAAAGAACTCTTTCTTTTTATTTACTCTAAAACCATTTCTTTCAAGATACCTATGTACCTGTTTCTCTACATCATGAGCATTAAAGCAAGGAAAAGCCCATTCGACTACAAAGTCTACCGCTACACCAGTAGCAGAATTAATCTGTTTAACTCTATCGGAAGGTTTATTCTTAGTAAAGCCTATCTTACATAGACCAGGCATTGTAGGATTAGTTAATACATATACCCATTGACAGCCTGTCATACCTTTCGGTATCTGAATCTCTTTAGGTCTATTAGTGTAGTATGTAACGTCTTCCCATCCATCTCCTTGAGTACTGGGAGTAAGAGTAAAATAAGTAGCTTCAGTATCGGTTTGATCTTCTGAGACTTTGATTAACCCTTGAGCATATTCTTCAGTAATTCTTTTTACTGCCATAACCTTTTTATTTATACTTTAATATAAGAAAAA